ACTTCTGCGTTCAACACCTCATTAACAATCACTCTCACACGCCCATCACTCATAGTCTCAGCTGTTGCCTTTGTTCCGCTAGCGTAGTTATTCACTACAACACTAGGCGCACTATTGCCCATCGATGCGGTTTGGTCTGCAGTGGCTATTCTTCCGCCTGAGTTAAATCTGACTAATTCAGGGCCTTTCTCACCAACCAATAAATCTTGACCTCTTGAGAATTGCCCGCCTTGCTGTCTTGCGCTTGGTGGCTTTTGCTGTGAGATAGTGGCAAGCTGAACCGCACCTGCTGCACTAATAGCACCGGCTAAAGCAGGTCCAATAATAGGACCTAAAGATAAAGCTTTTGTAACACCCTCAGCAATATTCACAACCGCATTAGACACAGCTGCAGCCTGACCTATTCTAAACAACTCTTTATTGCTTGATGTAGTCAGTGTCGAAACTGCACTAAGCCCTTGGCCCAAAGCATCCTCTCTTGCCGACTGATAGGCTTGCTCTGACTCTAGCTGTGCGTTTTCATAATCTCTTTGAAGCTCTTTCCTTCTCTCAAAGCTTTCTCTTATCAAATCTTCTTCTTTTCTGAGATTGCTTTCAATGCTATTAAAGCGCCCACCTTCCGCACTTATTCCTGATATTGAGAATAAGTTAGCGTCTTCAAGTCTTGCCTGCTCTTCTTTAAGCTCTTTTATTCTTTGCGTAGCTTCTGCAGCTTCATCTCTTAACCTAGCAAGTCTTGACCTATCACCCGCACCACTTCTGCCACCGCCTCTTAAATTTCTGCCCTCTAGCTTTTCTATCTCTTCATTAATGCCTGCAAGCCTTTCCTCAACCGCGCCAATAGTGGCTAAGTTCTCAGTGGCTATAAATACATTAAAGAATTCAATTAGTGCCTGAGTTGCAGTTGGTACACTTTCAGCAACACTTGAAAAGAAACTATCTAAGGTAGGCGCTAAGGTAGCGGATATTTTACCGGCTGCGTTATCGGTAGTTGTAGAAAGCAAATCAAAGCTAGCACTTAATGCGCGTAATCCGCCCTGTTCGCTCGTGGTTAGCTCTAGCTGCTCATTGAGTCGCGCATATTGACCTGTAAGCCTTTCAAGCTCTCTGCCTTCATTGGCTAGCAATGGTATAAGCGCAGTGGTATCAGATGCTATCGACTCTAGGTAAAAACTTTGCTGTTCAAGTGGTACGTTTGCTTGCTCGAATGCTTGCTGAACTCTACCTAATACTTGAGGCCCTGATAATCCTTGCAGCTCTTCTGCAGTCAAATCAACCAAAGGCGCGACTTGCTCAAAGAAATCCTTAAAGCCGCCGCCACCTGTAGCAATGAACTCACCTAGCTTTTCATTGGTATCTTTTGAAATATCGGCTAGCTTTTCAGCACTTATACCAACTTGCTCAGTTGCGAATGCAGTAGCCTTGAACGTGTCAACAGAATCGTTGGCTATCTTGGATAGGTTTTGCCATTCCTTTTGCGCATCAGCCGTTTTAGTAGCGAATACAGCCAAAGCAGTACCGGCAGCACCTAAAGCAGCACCGGCCTTGGCAACAAAAGCAGCACCACTTTTTAAAGTCTTGCCTAGCTTCTGAGTTGAACTATCTGCCTCTTGTGCCGAATCGCTAAAACCTTCTAGCTCATCCGTAGCACGTTTAACGCCTTTAGTCTCTACCTTGGCAACGAGGCGCGCTGTATCAACCATGTACTGAACCCTCAAAGATTCGATCTATCATCATAATAATATCAACCTCAAAAGGAGATAGTGACAAATCAAGCATTGATGAAAAATTATTCAATTCAGTATAACTAATTTTTTTACCTTTCGCTTGCTTTACACTGTAGAAGTATTCGAGCAAATAAACGGCATCTTCATTAGGCTCTTCATAGTCCAATTCAGGAACTTTAACCTTGTGAGATACCGCCTTTAAATGCTCTAGCCTTGTAGCGCCATCCTCACCCACTTTAAGCAATGGAAAATAGCTTCTACAATATTCAGCAAGCGATTCTACTTTTTTGTAAAGTTGGCGTGATTTGCACTGAAAATATCAACCTTATCAGCTATTTGTGGCGCTTCTTTAAGGAAGTTTATCTTATTATCTTCTGTGCATTCCTTATCAAAGGACCATGATTCAATCATTGCCGATATAATAAGGTTTTTAGCATCTTCTAGGCTGATGTCATTTTGTAACTTTTCACGATACATTCTAGCCTTAGCATCTCGCACAGGCTTAGACTCAGCGCCTAGAATCATTAAGTATTCATCAGTGGGACTACCATCAGGCAGATATAAGGGAAGCTTTTTAGGCTTTGAATGCGCCTTGGCTGTGTAAAATTCTTTCATGTTTGCTCTCTTTAAGTGAATGCTCTCTTTTGTCAATTTGAATGACCGCAGCGAGAGCGCACTGCGTTGCTATTTAAAGCAGTCAACTAGGTAAGACGTTGAATAACAATACTTGAGCCTGCAGGCGGCTTAATTGCACTTGCGTCTAATGTTTGGGTAATTGAGCCAGGGCCTGAAACATCAGGAGCGCCGGAAGTGTAAACTGTGCGAGGGTATGAAAACATCAAAGCCCCATCTGCAGACTCCATAAGTAAGTAAATACTTTGCTCCGTCTCATTAATGAATCGGCTTAGCTGAGTGTAATCAATAAAGAATGTCGACAAAGATAAGTCGCTCAATACACGGCCTTGCTCGATGAAAGATACTGAATTATCACCAAGCTCAAACTGTGCGCTTGATTCTGTGTCAGTGGTAGCATCTACGCCGGTAACAAACCCAATCGGGTCGCCTGCTTCAATAATTGAGCCATCAACACCTGCATATATCTCAGTTTTAGTGCTAGACGGGAATGTCGAGCCTGCAGGCAGTGAGGCATTAACCTCTTGAGTTAAGCCTAGCGTTTGGAATGTTCCAGTATTCAAAGCGTTTACAGCCATATTGAACGACAAGTTCACAAACTTAACACCGCGCGTAATGGTATAGCCGCCATTGCCACTGTCCAAGTCAGGGTACTCTTCTAGAATGGTAAAAGAGCGACAATCTTCGCCAATCTCTACGGTATCGCCTTTAACAATATCGGTAGTGGTTTGAGCCTCATCTGATAAGAAGCCATCTGCAACCGCGCCCGCCGTAATAACCGTATTAGTTACGCCAGTAACCAAAACAGGCAGCGCATTATTACCAGTCAAAGAAGGAAATTTAATTAAGTCACCAACATTGATAATGCCTGTAAAATCACTCGTTCCCGTAAAAGTCTTAGCCGTTCCGTCTACAGTGATATCCTCACCGTTTAGAACTGAGCCTGGCTGCCAAGTATTGCCAAGTAATGCCGCGTAAAGGTCATCATGCGAACCATAAGACATTTCAAAAGCAATATCGCCGCTTGTTTGATTCTGCCCGAGTCGAGTGTCTGCACGATCACGCGAACCATCAAGCTCATTACTGGATAGGGTATCTTTAGTTAGCTGCAGATTTCCGCTTGTTCTTCTAAGCAAAGTAAATGCAGGATTATCAGGAGTTACGCCACAAGTGACTTCCTCCACGTAGTACATGGCACTGGCCGCACCAGTAGCCGGTTTAGGACAAATAGTCATTGTACGCGCTCCGTAAATGCATAATATTCAATGTTAAGTGATAATGTAGCCCAACCGTTTGCAATCTGCATAACGCCCGCGCTTACATTCTGTATATTAACGTTTATTGTTGAACCTGTAAAAGTGCCGCCACTTTTGAAAACTGCGTTTATAGTATCCGCCATTTCTGCATGACTAGTTGGACCTTCGCCTTCTGGGTAATTAATATCAATCTGAAATATGCCTGAGTGATTATCACACCCAACCCATCCGAGTTCAGCTTGAAGTGTAGGCGCTCTCAACATGAACACAGACAAATAGCCTGACTTATCTGCAGGCTCAAACTTCACGTTTTCATAAGCTATCGGCAGACCAAAACCACCGGACTCAACCGCACTATATAAAACCTTTTGTATTTCAGCTATTGCGGACACGCGCAGCTTCCTCATTGATTAATTGTTGAAACCTTACTGCATTCACCCTTACTACACCTTGAGGCGCTTGCTTAGAATATCCGCCCGATGTTTTAGTGCCTGACTGAGCCGGATTAGGATAGCCGCCATATTCAATGACTTCTGAATAAGGCAGATTATTAGTAAATGTAATCGCTTGGAAATTCCTTAGAGCTAATACATCCCTAGTCATCTCACTAATAACGCCAGAGTCACTACCACCATTATCATCAGGATTCACTTCACTAGATGGCGTTAAGCCCGAAACAAACCAGTTATTCCTGAATGTGCCCTCATCAACAGGGCTTGATTTAATGATGCCTGAGAATAACTTAATAGCCGCACCTCTGACTGTCTCATCAAAGCTCAATTCAGCCTCTTTAACCCACTTAGACACATCAACGCTAAAACTCATTTACGCACCTGTACACGATAGCAAAGCTCTGACACGCTAGGCTTAAACTCTTGAATACTGATTACCTTATAATCGCCGCCATCTATGATGAATACATCATTAACTTCTGGCTTAAAGTCTCGCCTAAAGGTTACGGTCAAATCACCGGCTAAAATTGTTGTATTATTCACCTGCCCGACATTGTAAGGCACGACAACCCCAACCGCCTCAAAATCACTCGATAAGCCTTTTATAAACTCACCTGCAGACATTGAGCCGGTATCTCTACGCACTTGTATAGGATGCTCGTTAAATCGAGTCAAAAGCCTATCAGCTACGTTTTGAAGCCTTGCATAGTTGAAGGTCATACGCGAAACACTCTCAAAGATGCTGAGTACATCCCAAATAAAGGTTGCAGAAGCGCATCAATCGATGAAAAGTTAAAGGTGTCGCTATTTATACCATTGTCTGCATAGTCAACCGCAACCGCACCTGTTACCTCTTCATGCGTTATTGTTTGGCCAGTACCCACTGAGAACAAAACGCCAGGCTGCTGTGATTCGTAGTATGCCGCATAACATTGAGCATCAATTAGCTGTTGAGGTATTTTGTCGCTATCTAATGGAAAGCCATTCACACAAACACCCGAACGAGGGAAAGAGCCGGTTTGATCTGCACTTACTCTATTTCCTTGATACTCATTCTCAAATGAATTCACATAATCATAACCTAATATGATTTTGGCATCATCAATATTAGATATGTCTAATCCTCTGGCAGTCAAATACGCTTGGCAATCAGTCAGTGATACATAGCTATTTGCGTTTGTTACAACCGTTCCGTCTTCTACAATTATCGGCATATACCACCTATTGAATTGTGATTATTACTGTTCTTGTTTGCCAGTTGTTATTACCTGAGCGCCTAATCACTCTAAAATCAAAGTAATCATCCTTTGCAGCCTCAATGGGAGCGATAATAGTTATATTTGAAGCACTTCCTGAAGGCTCTGCAAAGCCCGCCGCAGGTAACCTGCCAGTAAAGTCATCAACTGCAGGCGCTAAGCCATTTTTAAAACAGGCAAACTGTAAATCAGGACTTCCTGCTCCAGTCTCTTCTCCAAATAAATTAACAGTCATAGTCCCCTCAAAATCACTCCCGCCATCATATCTTAAAGCGAAAGACTGGGGGTCTGCGTCAACTGGGTTCTGAATAACAGACCATCGCTCTAGGTTTAGAGCAGATACAAAATCAGCAAGCAAAATTACTGGCGTATCCGTTGCCAACGTTGTTTGTATCTGAGTTGTATCTGGAAAAGGGTCGTAATACATAGTGCCAATAAACTTTGAATCCCTTAGCCCCGTGTTACCGCTTGAAACAACCCTTAAATCTTTAGTGGTTATGCCTCCTGAAAGACTTGCTCCACCATTCTTAAAGACATTACCAACAATAGAGTGAAGCCCTTCGCCTGTATCATCAGGGCCTTCTATGGCATTACCCAACCCATTAAATATATTAGCCGATATATTCATTATGCCTTCTGCTGTTCTTTGGGTTATCGCATCAGAGGCTATGGCAGTGCTTGTTGGGTCGGTAGATGAGAATGTGTTATCAACAATAGATATATCAGGTATATTTTCCGCGCCTGTAAAATCTAGAAACTTCCCGCTATAGTCAGAATATCTGCCATTTGTTGAGTTTATATCACTGTTTGAATTGCCTAGCCACTGAGCGCCCCCGCATCTTGCTGCCGTATAAAGCCTGAACGATGTAACAAATACATTCTCAAAAGTACCCATCGAACCCCAATCACTAGCGAATCCATTCTGTAATACAAAAGATTGAAAAGCGTTTGTCATATTGGCCTCAATATATGCAGGAGTTGCAGCACCAGTATAAATAACATTCATAAACTCTAAGGCACATGCGCCCCTAGCAGTAACAAATGTATCTG